ACCATTTGTGAGTGATAAACCTACTGTGCCTGCTGTAATGGTTCTATTTGAAAGTGTGGATACACCTGTTTTTGCAACGATTCCTGTACCTAAAGCATTAAGGTTAGCTAGAGCGCCTGTGACTCCGATAGCATAAGTTGATTGTGCTCCACCGTCAGTAAGAGATAAACCTGAGGTTACCGTTAAATATCTACTGTTTGCTAATGTAGACTCATTGTTAATTGTAAGAAAAGTTTGTGTTAATGATGGACCTGAGGTAATGTCCCCTGTTGTCGTTTGAACAGTTACACCGTTTTGTACAATAGGGACTAGCTCGGTTCCTGTAAGGGTTCCTGCTGCGGGTAATTGGGTTATCTGTACATTTGCCATGTTTTAGGGACTCACAGTTAAGTTATCTAAATTGCCATTATCTTCAGGCGTTTGTGTGTTTTGTTCGGGTGAAATAGTATAATTATTTGGGTCGTTTGTAATTAAGCTATTATCTGTTACCGCTAAGCTAACATCAGGACGAGCAAATCTTAAATTAATTCTTTCAGTCTGTCTTGCGGCTAATCTATAAGGGTCAAATTGATCTTGACATCCTTCATCGCATACGCGAAGACCAGGGAAGTTTGGATCACGACCTAGTCGTACAAAAGCTCTTTTCATCTTGCATCGATCACATACTCCTATAGCAAGACTAGCTAATCCTTCAGTGTCTAAAAATATAGGCATTATCTTGTATACACACTAATGTTAGGTGCCCAATAGATTGGAGACTTATCTCTTTCTTCTTGTTCGGCTTCATTCAAATACTGCGCCGCCATTCTTTCGAGATATGCTACCCTATCCATGGGAACTTGTGGTAACTCTAAGCTAAGTCTATGTGCTAAGTTCATCACAATAGCTTCGTACCATCTTTGTGGAATTTCTAATTCGTCAGTTAATGCACCTACATCCATGATTGCGCGTGAATACCAAACAGTAACTTGTACAAATGCATCTGAAGGAACAGGCCATAGGTATAAAGATGGCTCAGGTATAGTTCTATTAAACCAAAATTGAAAAGGTTGATTGGCTGTAAAATTTTTGTTTGGTAGATTTGTGTAATCGTCACGATTTAAACGAGACATCATCACTTCAGTGCTGTTATTACCAACATACCATTCACGAACAGATAAAGTTGTGCCATTATATCCACGCACTCTGTAATACTGTACGCTTTGCCCTGGGTCGACATCTGTCCATATCCATTGCTTGTCAGTAATGACAACAGATCCTAAATCTTCTAATGTATTCCAATTTGTTCCGTCAGTAGAGAATTCGTATATTAAGGATGCGGTTGCAGATCCTCCACCCGATACAAATGGCATGAAGCCTATTGAGCCTGCGTATATATCGTTATTTGTTCCAAAGTTAATAGAAAAATTTCCATTTGCAGAACTTTGTACAGCGTAGGTATCAATATTTTCATCACCGATGCTTGCTAAAACTCCTGTAGATAATCCTACAGATGTTGCAAGAGTTCCTGACGGACGATTTAATGTACGATAAAGAACATTTAGTGCGTCTGTAGAACCTTCGGGTAAATTATATATGTACTTGTTTGGGGTAAGACCTAATACTTTTTTGTTAATAGCCCAATAGTTAATGCCTATATTGGCTAGACTAGATAAAAAGTAATAAAGTGATTGCCTTGCAGTAAGTTGTTGTTCGGAAGTAAGTTCCTCAGCTAACTTGCCACAACGGCGAGCTGAGTGATCTATAATTTCTTGGATATTGACTACTGTTGTTCCTACGGTACCTGAATAAGACATGTTTTTCCTTTACCAACCTGAGCAATTCCATCTTCTTAATGACGCCTTTGCTCTTGGCGCATCACCCTTTGCATTTCTAACTACGCCCGACATGCGAGCACAAAAACTTTTCTTTCTAGCTCCGCCCTCAGGTTGTGGTGCTTTTAAATTTGATCCTGTTTCTCTGTTTAGTTTAGCTCTACCTTTAGCGGTTAATCCTGCACCTTGAGATACAGGAAGTTTTTCACCTCGACCAATAGATAAACTTACATTCTTTGCCATGTTAAAACATCCTATAGGATTTTACTTTTTCTTTTATACTTTTAGGTTGATCTACAAACTGTTTACCTTTAGCCTTACCTAATCTTTTTGCTTTAGTTGTAGCGGCGTATTCTTGTGGACTTAACGCTTTTATAGCCTTTTCAGGTAGGTATCTTTCCCCTGTTTCGCTAGATTTTTTACCTGATTTAGTTCTCCACTTTTGTTCACCCCATGCTTTAAGTGATTGTTGTGGTTTAGCTAATCCACCATCTGCCATTTTCTTTTCTTTTCCTGCGCAATGTGCTTTTTGCGAAAAACCTTTTGGATTGTCACAGTCAATAGATGATTTATATTTTTTTGACCATCCTACCACGAAACTTTTCCACCGTCTTTTTTATAACCACCACCTGCTTCTTTGTATTTTTTAGCAACAAGTTGAGCTTTACGAGCTGACCACTGTCCTGCACCTGTTCCGTGAGTGGCAGAAGCTTTGACCTGATTAAAGATTCTTTTTCTTAAATTAGGTTTTGTATAGTTACCTGAAGCGTTAACAGCCATGTTAGGGGTTTTGCACTCCACCACCACGTTTCATTTTTGCAGTCTTAGCAGCTTGTTTAAAGTTTTGAGATGATGGCGCGCCTTCAGAATTAGCTTTGCGCATTTTTTCTCCACTACCCTGACTAATTCTTTGACGTTTTGCTTGAATATTTGCATATAATCCCCCGTTTTTCATATATCCCATTTTGTTTCTAACTTCTGTTGGTAATTTAGCAAGGCCAGGGTTTTGCTCTTTATCTACAGATTTAAGAGATCCACCTTCTGCTTTTTTCTTTAAAAATAATTTATCAACCATTTCAAGCCTTTCAGGTTTAGTTGTAACTTTGTTAATAATACTTAATCTTTTTTGTTTGTTGTTTTCTTCATCATAAAAGCCTGCTTTTTTTAAAGAGCTAACTACCCCACCATCTGCTTTTTTAGCGTCACGCTTAACTGAATAAGCAATAGCTACAGCTTGCTTCATAGGTCTTCCTGATCTTATTTCCGTAGAGATATTTTTCTTAAAAGCTTTTTCTGACTTTGATTTAATAAGTGGCATTTTTTACCCACAGAAAATAGTAACAGAGGCACTTGCAGGCAATGTTACATGGATGTCTGTATTAAAACGTATACCGTTACCTGGTATTAGCGTTGAGATAACTGCTGTGTTAGTTGTAATGTTTACTCTTAACAAAACAGTTCCACCTGATCCGCCGTCTTTAAATACAATCTCCCCTGCGGTTCCGCCTGATGCTAACTGATAACCTGCTAGGTTAGTTGCACCACTATAGATGGTACCTGTTGAATCTCTATGTGCTGAAAACACATTGGTCAATGTTGCCATAATTAATCCTTTAAAATTAGTGGAAGGGGAGTTTCCTCCCCTATCCTAAGTTACTTACCTACTTTACCACCGCGTTTTTTATCAACAAAACGAGACATGCCTTCTTTTACTTCTTTAGAAGAAATGATTTTGTCAATATCAGTGTCAGTCATTCCTGATGAATATTTTTTATCCTTATCAGAAGTAGCGCCTTTAGTTTTATCAATCATAGTTTTTTTACCTGATTTCTCAGCTTTCATGACTGACTCATACTCTGTGTCACTTACTTGACCACCGCCTGCTTTTTGATAAGGAGAGTACTTATCTAAAAGTTTGGCTTTAGACTCTTTCATTGCGGTTGCGTTTTCTTTCTTAAAGAAGCCTTGTAACTCTTTTGAAGATACATTGCCACCTTTTTTGAAAGTACCTGAGAGCTTACTGATGCTTACAGGGCTTGAAGGCTTTTTGTTTCCTTGAGGCATACTAATGGCTTTGCCTTCGTCATTTACACTTCCGCCATTAGCATATGCTTTTTTTGACGCGCCACCCTTTTTGTAACCACCTGCATTACCAAGAGCAACACCGCCTGTAGCACAAGCTTTACCACCTTTTTTGTAGCCACCGCCGTTACCCAAAGTAACACCACCTGTTGCACAAGCCATTCCACCTTTTTTATATGCTGTACCACCCATATTCATCTTGTGTTTAGCCATGCCACCTTTTTTGTAGCCACCACCGTTGCCTAGAGCTACACCACCTGTTTTACAAGCCATGCCACCTTTTTTAAGACCTGCGTGTGCTTTTGAAGCAGGCTTAGATGCATGAGCTTTTAGTTCTTTCTCAACATCACCACCGTCTTTACAAGCTTTACCACCATCTTTAGCCATCATTCTTTTAGGCATAATTGGAGCTTTAGCCATCATTGCTTTACGACGTGACGCCATTGAAGGACGTGCAGGCATTCTAGCAACGGGAGCCGCTGTTGTACCACGGATTACAGGAGTAGCACCTGAAAGTGCACCCATAACACCGCCATTCATTTTGCCTTGCATTGGTTTATGGTCTGACGAACCGCCATGCTTCATCATTCCGCCACCCATCATTTTTTTATGGGCACTACCGCCTTTTTTCAGTTTTAAAATCACTGAAGGCTCTGTAGTTTCCATTTTTACCATCGGTTTAAATTCACCCATTTTATTTTCCTTTTTTATTTAATTGTAAAACCTTATTAGAGCCTTCTTCATCAATAAGTTTTTCTAATTCTTTAATTTTATTAATTAGATCAATTTTATCTTTAAAGTGAACAGCACATTCAGTGACTGCTTGATCCCTTTGTCGCTCTAAGGTTTCAATTATGAATTGAACTTCAGGATCTTTGTGCATTAACATTAGACTGTAACCTGTTGCCAAAGACCTGCGTTGTCAGATACAAATAAAAGACCATCAGTTGAATCAATACCTAATGAACCTTTACCTACGCCTGAAGCCACACCGTCTGCAAAGTTACCCACTTTGATAACAACAGGAGCACTAGCTCCGTCATTAGCTAAGCGAATTTCAGCAGTCTTATATGGTTGCACGCCTGAAGGACCACCGCCATCAGCAATAATGTCTTGCATTTTTAAGTCAAGACCGAATGTAAAGCCTGAAGCCGCAGTTGTCTGAGCCATTGCAACACCAAAAGCAGCGCGACATAGTGTCGTACCTGAGTCACCTTGCATGAACGCCATAACAGCGGCGTCGCCTGAAAGTGTGTTTGTGTTAACAATGCCTAATACACCTGCCATCAACGCGTTGTTATTGTAGGTACCGATAACTGCAAAGTTACCTGCTACACCTGCAACTTGGTTGAATGTTGTGGTTGGAGTTGTTGAAAATGGAGCACCACCTTGTGTACGACCAAATACACCGTATGCCTCGCCTGGTGTTTGGTAATCTGAACTACCAAAGCTTGTACCTGTTGCTGAGCCAATTTCTATGCGTGTATTGAAGCCGTATGCGGTTCTTCCGCTTGTATTGTCAAATATATTGTCAGGGTTGCCTGAAAACACAGGACCCGAAAACGTTGTTCTTGCCATGATTAATTTTCCTTCATACAAAGTAAGTGACTCGTTAGTCGTGTATGCGTCTGCTAGGACAGTCTAACGAGTCGAAACCCTAGATAATTTACTACTAACTACTAACTATTATACGCCTGGTGTACCGTACATAGCACGCCAATCGGTGAAGCCCACATCGTAACGCTCTGTTGCTTTGTAACGCATTGAGTCTGTTTCAAAGTCGCCTTCCATAGTTTTTTCTAACTTACGTCTCATTAAAAGCTTCATGCCTTCAGGAGCATCAGTTTGAACCCACCATGCTGTAGCAGATGTTAAACGTGAAAGAACCGCAGCACCTTCATCGAGCAAGCCAATTGATTTAATTGGGTTGACATCGTTGTCAGCAGTGCCTGATCTTAAAACAGATTTAAGCAATACTTCAGCTTGGAAAATGTTACCTGGAGCAACTACTAATTGCTTAGGAACTAAACGAATCTTCTTGCCGTTGTTGTCAACAGCTTGTCTGATTTGAATTAACATTTGTTCAAGTGATGTTTGTGAAAGATTAGCAGGTGTAGTTAAGAGATTGCTTGTAACACCGTTTACGATTGGATGTGAAGCAGAGTTCAATTGAACACCGTCACCGCCTGGGTAAGCAGCATTGAAAGCAACGTTAAGAACGTTAGCTGATAATGTTTCTTTTGTTTCAATCAATGATTGTGCTAAATGTCTAGCATAAACTTGACCGATACGGATATGGTCACCGTCTTCAACTAAAACTTTCGTTAAAGCAAACGCTAAACCGTATACTTTGTATACATAGCGTTTTAAGAAGAGCACGCCACCTTGTTGGTACGTTACAGGTGTACCGTCAGGTAGTTGTGGTGCCGCACCGAAACCATAAAGAACAGGTTCTTCGTGGTAATTTCTTGGTATACCTTCTTGTTCACGGAAAACTCGTGACCATTCATCGGTACGTTGATCATAGACTCCGTCGAAGCATTCGTTAAGGATTGGTTCAACGATACTGCGGAAGTCCGTACTGCGCATTGGAGCTGCCATGGTTTATTCCTTCCTTAAATTAAATGCCAGGTACAACAGCGGCGATTTGACGTCGTGCTACT